GGTACTTCCGCAGGGGTCGATCGTGGGGTCCCGTGTATTCGGCGACCACGTTGGAGTCTACACTCACGGACATGGGGCTTGTATAGAATGTATTTCCGGAAATGGTAATATTTTGACTAGCCACCACGTTCCCACTCACCGTCAATTTTTCACTTACGGTCACATTCCCACCCACTTCCACATTTCCAGTGGTCACAAGGGATGTATCTACATTTTGAAGTTCAATAGTTAGGGGTGTAGTGTTACTGACAGCGGTAATTGCTTCAAGTCCATGTTGTGCGGCAACATTAACTGTACCAAATGTCAAAGGTCCATCTACTGCAAGACTACCATTCACGTGGAGGGTAGCTGCTGGTTCGTCGGTGCCAATACCGACACGTGTCAGTTCAGTATTCACGAATAGGTTAGCATTGCCCACCTCTAAATTCGATCCACCTAGGGTACCTTTACCAACAACAAGTGCTCCACCAATTTCAACATTGGATGCAGTTGTAATGCTTAACGTCGGGTTAGTAAATGAAATTGTATGAGGTGTCACATTTCCCACCTCGGTGACTGTATCAAGTGGATAGGATGGTTTAATACCTAATGCACCCAAAAACATAGACTCAGCTGTAATATCACCATCTACCACGAGGACGTTGGATGCCGTATCATCTATAAAAAGATTGGAACCAACACTGAAAGTGTGTGTCGGTGCGGCATTCATGATACCGACGGATACAGAAGTGATTCCAGGATTCTGTGGATAATAAATTTTATTTACTGGATCACCTGATGTCGTCCAGTTAGTTGAGCCTCCAGCCGCAGGGAGATTTATGAGTCGGCTACCATCACCAACAAAGTATGTTGCGTTCACATTTCCCGTTACTTTGAGAATACCATCAGTCGCGTCATCGTCAACATAAAGGTTTGATCCGACGGAAAGATCGTGTATGGGATTGGCATTAGAAATGCCTACACTACCGGCGGTGTAGTATAATTCGTTAGTAGTAACTGTGTTAGTCCATTGACTAGTTCCACTTCCACCACCGGAAATACCTGTCAATTTACTACCATCACCAACAAAATAGGCTGCGACCACATTTCCGACGACTTCAACATTACCACTGGCAGTCAACGATGTAGAAGTATTTGTAAACTGCACGGTATTTGATGTTATATTACCAGTATTTACAGCATCTCCGAGTGTAACCGAAGTTACGATACCAGAAAGTTGACTACCATCACCAATAAAGTAGGCCGCTTCTACATTTCCCGAAGTTACTACATTTCCAGCAACTTCAACATTACCACTTGCGGTCAACGACGTAGAGGTGTTTGTAAACTGTACGGTATTTGATGTTATATTACCAGTGTTTACGGCATCTTCCAACGAAACCGAAGTTACGATACCAGAAAGTTGGCTACCATCACCAATGAAGTGGTCGGCCGTGACATTTCCGGTAGCTACAATATTACTACTCGCGGTCAGCGAAGTTGTGGGGTTTGTAAATTCAATTGTATTAGTTGTTGTTGGGCTATTGTCGGTGACTACTTGTAAACCCGAACTTGTTACCGTACTTATACCAGTGAGTAAACTACCATCACCGACAAAAGTAGATGCAACTACATTTCCTGTAACCTCAACATTAGCAGATGCTGTAATTTTGGAAGCCTCGACATTTCCAGATGCGACAATACGCCCAGAAACGATGAGTTCCGCCTCTGGTGAGATGCTTATTTGACCACCCATAGCCGAATGGGCCGTGCAGTAATAATATAAGGTCGTAGGAGCTCCCGCGGAAACCATAAACGTTTTCTTTGCACCGGTAGTCCCCGCTGTCCCTGTAGATGATATACCCGCTGTATATTCGCTACTATTTGCACCCTCGGGTTCTGTTGCAAATTCTAAGGGATGCTCTTCGTTTGCAAGACTACTATGAGATAGGTCAAATATATAGGTTTGACCTTCGTGGAGTTCGAGGGATTTGCGTGCCTCCTCATCAATGTAATATGCACCACCAGAGGCTCTCACAACAAATGTTTTTGTAGTTCCTAGTGTAGCTACATTGCTCACGAATAAAGATGTGGAAGTCACGTTACCAGATACATTTGTATTTGCAACATTTAGAATACCACCATCAATGGTGACGTCTCCTGTCAGTCCGTAGAAATTCTTAGAAGACATGCTACCTTATAGGAAGGTGATAAAATAAATTGTTATTCATGCATGCTTTATGATTGACATAACAATTCGTCAGTAATTTAAAAAGAAAATACGCCATATATAAAATGTCAACAATGACAAGTTGGTTGCTCACACCTTTTCGATGTAACAGTAAAAAGAAACGACCAAATAGATCTTCCCTCCTGGATCACCCACCTCCGCCTATAGATGTTAATAGCGAATGGAGTTTTGGACCTTACTCGTGGAAGGCTACTGTTGAAGCTCTGGATAAAGACGGAAAGATAGATAGAACCTTTATAGGCTATAGCCAGAACATGGATATTACAACTCGAACTAAATTTGCATGTGATAGACATAAAACATCTGGTACAACATGTGGAGAACCAGAAATGGCAATGAAGGGGGGTGAATGTGATGAAGTTATTTTTATGAAAGTAAAAGAAAACACCAAACTAATTAATCTTACGAACCCGTTCTTTTAGAATTTTTCACTTTCCCTATCTGGACCTATATATACCGGAGGTGCTTCAAGTATCTCAAGTTCAAGTTTACCTTCTTGATTTTGAGATGGTGTTACATAAGCTATACGACAATCGTTCGCTCTAAGAATAGGATTACCACCGGCTTGTGTTGGTACAACTACTGGTTTACAAAGAAGTGCGAACATTAAATTAAGTCAACATTAGATTTCATCCCATTTTTTAACACTGATATTAGTCTCTTCACACCACGGATATACATCTTCACCAACAAAATGAATGGCATTAATTCCATTGCTGATACAATCCGTACAAATATCTATGCTATCATCAATAATTGTGTCAAGGGCAAGGGAACGACAAACATCTACTTTTTTAATTTCAAACGGGGTAAAACTATTAGTCAAAATAAGATCATCGAAAATATCTGGGAAATACTTATCGAGCCACCACTCAGTTGTCTCTCGGGCAATATTTTGTCTGCCGGTAACAACGTAAATTTTGTCAGTTTGTTCACGGAGTAGGGTAAGTTTCTTGTGAGCACCGGGAATGGGTTTCAGATTTTTGAACGCTTGACTGCTATAGAACGCTCGTACCATCTTTTGAGATTCCCCTTCCGGAATTGAAAATATGTCACGATAGATGTATGAGTATTTTTCTTTCCTAGGCATGGTGAGGCCACGCCATTTGGCCATTGGAAACAAAAAGGGAACGAGTACTTCATCAACGTCAACAGCGATCCGGTTCATTTACTATAATTGGGGGATTATTGTTTAAGTATTTCATACTTATCAACGAAATTGAGAAAAGTCCGGCTGATGTATTCGCCACTATCATTGGTACGACACTGAAATAGATAGAGTAAACTAAACCCAAAGCACTTGCGAGAAGATTGATATGTAAGAAAGTATAATTTATTGCGTGTGTATCTTTAGTAACATATACATGAACAACTTGTGGGACAAACATTATTGTTATTAAAATAGAACTGACAAGGCCGATATATTCTACAATTTCATCCATACTATCCTATCACTCGTAATCTCTAATTGTCACACCTACGGGAAATCGTGGAACACCGAGAGCAGTAAGGTTTTGGAACCGAACAGTCAACATCTTTCCCATAAACTTCTCATGGTTCCTATAGTCCTTCTCACGTTGAAGGATGGTACCCTCGGGTCTGACTGTGAATTCCCGATCATCTTGTGTCTTGCACACCCAAACAACTGCATTGGCATCACGACCATGACCAGTCTTGGCACCAGTGATTTCATATTCCTCGGTCTGGAAATCCTTGTGCTTGAGGAGGTAGTTGCTTCGCTGACCAACCTCATAGACACTGAAGCGGTCACGGATCATGGTACCTTCATGTCCTT